CGTTGCACACGACGCGATGAAGCGGCAACTGGAAGGTAAGGATGCTTCGTTTGAATATGGCAAGGCAGTGGGCACTTACGCCGGGTTGCAGGCCGCATTAACTTATATTGATCGTCTTCTCAAAGCCGACGAAGAAGACGGAGAGGAGTTCTAAATGTCAGCATTGGAAGAGGCTTTCCCTAGTGTAGAGCCGGGTTTGATTCCGTTTGGTTCGCGAGTCCTCGTGCAGATTCGCTCAGCAAAAAAGACTTCTGCTGGTGGCATTATTTTGCATACCGAAACTCGTGAGACAGAGATCTGGAATACTCAGATCGCAAAAGTTGTAAAGCTTGGGCCGTTGGCCTTCAAGAATCGCAACACGATGGAATCTTGGCCGGAAGGTAATTGGTGCAAAGAGGGCGAATTCGTCCGTGTACCAAAGTACGGCGGTGATCGTTGGAAGGTGCCCTTTGGCAACGACGGGGAAGAAGAAGCCCTGTTTGTAATCTTTAACGATCTCGACATCGTGGGTGGTGTAGTGGGTGACCCGCTTGCCATCAAAGCGTTTATCTGAGGGTTAAATCATGGCTAAAGACAACGTGTTATCAGAAGATGATGACAAGGGAGTGGAAGAATATGTGGCAGTTGAAACTCCTGTGGATCAACCTGAAGTGGAAGGTGAAGAGCCTTCTGGGCAAGTTGCGCAAGGATCAGATGATAGTGACGCCGACTCCGACGACGACTATCAAGAAGACGCCCGACTCTCCGAAGAAGATTCTGAAGAAGATGAAGGCAAAGGCTCGAAAAAGCAGCTAACGCCTGAAGAGAAGCGTGCTCAGCGTCAGAACCGCAAGTTCCGTCGTCGTGCTGCAATCGAGCACAAAGAGCGCGAGCTGGCGTTCCTGCGTGCGGAGAATGAGGAGTTCAAGCGCCGCTTATCAAGCGTCGAAAAGCAGACTTCTCAGTTCAATCTCAGTGCGGTTGACCAGAAGCTGAACGAGGCTCTTAACGAAGCCCAGTTAGCTGAGCGCATCATGGCAAAGGCCATTGAGCAGGGTCAGGGCGAAGATGTCACCAAGGCACTTCAGATCCGTGATCAGGCTTTAGAGCGTGCGCGTCAATTGAAAGCGGTGAAGGAAGAGGCTGAGAAGCCCCGCCAACCGGCTAAGCCCCAGAAAGATCCCCGCGTGGCTGCGTATGCCCAAGAGTGGGTTCAGGCCAACAACTGGTACGACCCGTCCGGCAAGGATGAGGATTCGGCCATTGTGAAGGTCATCGACCAGCGTCTTGCCGCTGAGGGCTTTAACCCGGCTTCGGAAGATTACTGGATTGAGGTGGGTGGTAAGCGCGAATATGCCGCGCCGTCTACCCGAAAAGAGGTTTATATCAGCCCTGAGCGCAAGCAGGCGCTCATAGATGCAGGCGTCTGGGATAACCCAGAGTTGCGTCAACGCTACATAAAGCGTTATGCTGAATATGATCGTAATTCTTCTTCTCGCTAAAAAAGGGAGCGAGTTATCATGAGCGACGAAAGACTGAAGAAAGTTCTTGGCGAAGGGCGGGAAAATCGGCTTGCGTATGATCGCGCAGCAACTGAGAACCGAGAGTTGTCAGACGATGCCCGAGTTGAGATGTTTCGACAGCAGTTTATTCAGGCCGCGTTGCCTGATCTGCCAAAGATTCCGGGTTACCACACTTGCTGGTTGACCACCACAAATCCGAGAGATTCGATTCAGGCTCGCATTCGGCTGGGTTATGAGCCGATTAAACCCGAAGAGGTTCCCGGTTGGGAATACTGTTCGATTAAGACTGGCGAATGGACAGGTTTTGTTGGAGTCAACGAGATGCTTGCGTTCAAGCTTCCTCTTTCGCTGTACAAAAAGTACATGCAGGCGGTGCACTTCGATGCCCCCAATGAGGAAGAAGAACGGCTGGTCGGCACGAATGAGCGTATGCGTGAGCAGGCTGAACGTGCTGGTTCAAGAGTGGACGAAGGTGATGGCATGTCGGCAATACGGGATTCCGCTAAGGTACGCGCACCAATAGAGTGGGCGTAATTAGCAATTACGTTTTGTGAGGATTTAAATTATGCCTTCGACCAGTGCAGCTTTTGGCCTGCGTCCGGCTTTTCATCCGTCGGGAGTTGTTCGTCCCGTCGCGATGACTATTGAGTCGGGCTACAACGCCAACATTCTCCAGTTCCAGCCAGTCCTGATTAGTGCCACGGGCAACATTCAGGCTGCTGGTGCCAGTACCCCGTTCGTGGGTTCGTTCATGGGTGTCGAGTTCACCGATACCGATGGTCGCCGCCGCGTTAGCAACAAGTGGACCGCTGGCACTTCTGCCACGGACATCATTGCTTATGTGACGACCGATCCGGCTATCGTCTACGAGATCCAATCGGATGCGACCTTGACGATTGCGGATATTGGTTCCCAGATGGACTTTGACAGTGTGACCGCTGGTAGCACGACGACTGGCCTCTCTGCGGCTATGTTGGACGTTGCTTCCAAGACCACTTCGGGAAGCGCTCTTTGCCGTGTTGTTAACCTCCAGCCGGATGTCAACAACAACTGGGGAGACGCTTATGTCGTTGTTCAAGTCCAGATCAGCGAGCACCAGTTTGTCGCTGACCGCGTAGCCATTTAAGGAGGACTAGAACATGGCAGTCCCAATGCGTAGTACTGACTTTCGTTCCATCGTCGAGCCTATTCTTAACGAGGCTTTCGATGGCGTTTATGACCAGCGTGCTGACGAGTGGAAGCAAGTCTTCGTCCAGCAGCAGGGCATTCCCCGCAACTACCACGAAGAGCCGGTTCTGTACGGGTTCGGCGCTGCTCCGGAGCTTCCGGACGGCACCCCGGTCACGTATCAGGCTGGTGGCGTGCTCTTCTTGCAGCGTTACGTCTACAAGGTCTACGGCCTTGCATTCGCGCTCACGAAGGTGCTCGTGGAAGATGGTGACCACATCCGTATCGGCCAGACCTACGCGAAGCATCTCGCGCAGTCGCTGATCGAAACGAAGGAAACCCTCTGCGCTAACGTGTTGAACCGCGCCTTCACGCCCGGCTTCAACGGTGGCGACGGCGTGACGCTGGTGAATACGGCTCACCCGATTGCTCAGGGTACGTTCAGCAACCAGCTGACGACTCCGGCAAACCTGTCGCAGACCTCACTTGAGCAGATCCTCATCCAGATCCGCAACGCTGTTGACAACAACGGCAAGCGCATCCGTTTGAACCCGGAGAAGCTCGTTGTGTCGCCGTCGAACGTGTTCCAAGCGGAAGTGCTCTTGAAGAGCGTGCTCCGTACCGGCACGGCTGACAACGACATCAACCCGGTGAAGTCGATGGGCCTCCTCGCTGGCGGTCAGGCTAACCTGTCGCGTTTGACTTCGACCACTGCTTGGTGGGTGAAGACGGATGCTCCGGAAGGCTTGAAGTTGATGATGCGTCGTGGTCTTGAGAAGTCAATGGAAGGTGACTTCGAGACTGATTCGACCAGATTTAAATCGACAGAGCGTTACGCAGTTGGGTTCACGGACCCGCGCACTGTGTACGGAACGGCTGGCGTTTAAGCCCTTGATTTGTAAGGAGTTTTTCTCCTAGACAAATCCTTGCCCGGCTCTGTGTGATGGAAGCCTACTTTGAAATAGGAAGCCGTCATGCAGCAGCCGGGCAAGTTTTATGTGAGGGGCAACCGCCCCTTTCTTTTTTCTTGACGATGGCATAAACTACTTTAATGGAGGTTGTTCGTGCCATACGCTAATGAATTTGCTGGGATCTATAAAATTGTTAACAAGGCAAACGGTACTTGTTACGTAGGGCAATCTCAGCGTGTAAACAAGCGCATTCGCGAGCACTTCAGGCTTTTAAGGTTAAATAAACATCAAAACCCAAGACTTCAAAACGCCTATAACAAATACGGGCGCGAAAGCTTTGCATGGGAAATTGAAGCTGCCTGCGAAAATCCAGAAGATCTTGACATCATTGAGAACGCATTTTTTTCTGGAGACGCTTGGTTTGAAGAGCCTGTTTTCTACAACATAGCTGCCTTCGCTAAGGCTCCGATGAGAAACAAACAGCACTCTGAAGAAGTGCGAAAGCGAATTAGAGCCGGAAGAAGAGCATGTGGGTTTGACTATCAATCCGAGGAGTACAGGGCATCTCTTGTAAAGGCGCAACACGAAAGATTTTTTTCGAATCCACGATTTGTTGCAAAGGTCAAGTTTATAGTTGACAATCCTGACATGTCTTACGCTGAGCGTGCTCGTGCGCTTGGGAACGATATCAGCGCAGTCAGGAAGCTAGCGCTCAAGTATGGACATTTAAGAGGAGTTTTATAATGGCTCAGACACGATTTTCAGGTCCGGTTGTTTCGGACAATGGGTTCTCTGGCACCATCCTTTCTAACTCGGCCAACATCACCAATCTTGTTTGCAGCACGCTGACGATTGGTTCGACTCAGCTCACCAACGGTTCTGTGTCTGGCACGGTCGCCACTCAGGCGGGTCGCATTCCCGTTCTCGTTGGAAGCACCACGCTCTACATCGCTCTGTACAGCAGCCTGACGCCGTAATGACGAGGGGGCTTCGGCCCCCTTTTCTCAATGTGATTGTGAGGGAAAGCAACCATGCGTCCTATTAGTTTTACAAGATCACAACCGGCGGCAGATGCGGACAGTATCGTTTCAGCCCAGTCGCTGAGCGTATCTGGCGCGATTACGTTGGATGGAGTGTTGGTATCGAACGGCGTAGCCGTGTTGACGGTACCGGCTGTCTTGACAGCAACTAACGCAGCCTCTTCTACCATCAACTTTGTGGTGACCGGTACGGGTCCTGCGGGGCAGTCTCAGGTTGAGACACTGGCTCTGACGGCTTCGGGTACGGTGACGGGTTCGCTGTCGTTTGCGACGGTGACCGGCATTACGTCAAGCGCAGCAGCGGCATCTACCATCAGCATCGGCAACGGTGTGTCTGGGTATACGTCGTGGATTCCGCTCGACATCTACACGCCGAACCAAGTGACCAACATCTCTGGTAAGACCAGCGGTACGGTCAACTACTCGGTTGAGTACACGAACGAAGATCCGTTTGATCTTAGCATCCAGCAGTTAGCGGTTCCGCACCCAAATGCGAGCCTGACAGCAGCGAGCGGCGATGAGACGCAGTTCACGACCACGTTGATGCGAGCGGTTCGCTTGAAGATTAATTCGGGCGGTGGTTCGGTTCGCTTCACGATCGTCCAGCAATCGACGGCTTGATAAATGGCTAACATCAAGATCACCGATCTTACGGCGGCGACTGCGCTTGGCGGGACTGAGCTGTTTGAAGCGGTTCAGTCTTCCTCGTCAGTCAAGGCATCGGCTCAGCAAATCAAAACGTATGTTGGGAGTTCTCTTAACATCACGGGCGGTGTGCTGGGATCGGTCACGATCACCAATGGCGTAGGTAGCTTTAGCTCGCTTTCGGTAACGGCGGGAACAATCCCGTTTAACACCATTACGAATCGCGCTATTGGCCAGTTTGAATCTCACATTGATCAAACAGCCGCATCAGCTAACGTCGGTTATGTCGTGCAGATGAATAACGCAGCCGACTTTAACGCTGGAATTACGATTGCTTCTAGCACAAACGTCACGGTAGCAGCTACTGGTGTCTATTCTATTAATGCTAGCATTCAGTTTGCAAACTCTGACAGCACCAACCACACATCGACGTTCTGGTTCACTAAAAACGGAACAAACATTCCGAACTCTGCATCCATTATTTCTGTGCCTAAGGTAGCGGATGGCGGTAAAACACTGGCTCAAGTGACTATTTTTGAGTCAATGACTGTTAGCAGTTATGTACAGTTGGTTTGGTCTGCAAACAATATCGCTGTTAGTTTGGATTACTCGTCTGCAACCGTAACTGCTCCGGAAGTTCCCTCTGTTATCTTCAACATGCAGAGAATTAAGTGATGAAGATTCGCGGTAACTGGGAAGACTGGGAAGACTTTGAGAACTTTGCCAAGGGCGGCGGTGCATTTAAGACTGGAGCTTGGCAACGCAAGGCTGGAAAAAATCCAGAAGGCGGCTTGAACGAAGCTGGTCGTCGTAGTGCGAAGCGTGAAGGGATGAACTTGAAGCCGCCAGTGAGCGCGAGCCAAGCAAAGAAATCTCCAAAAGCAGCGGCACGACGCAGATCGTTCTGTGCGAGGATGTCCGGAATGCCGGGTCCAATGAAAGATGACAAGGGCAGGCCGACGCGCAAAGCGTTGTCTCTCCGTAAATGGGATTGTTAAGAGGAAACCATCATGGGCGTTAAGTACGTTAAAGATTTTGCTTTCCCGTCTGACCGTGGTTTCCACGGATCAAACAAAATGCCGCGAGCCGCGATGGCTTCTGAGCGCGGAATGCCGCGAGTCGTTCGCCGCCCGATGCCTTTGACGCCGGTTCCGGAAGAGCCGATGTATGGCAAAGGCGGAAAAGTTACAAAAGTTCCTGCTAAAGCCAAAGAGTCTTATAAAGATGTTCCTGCTCGCGCTAAACCAAATGCACCTGCGCGTGGCGCTCCGAAGATGGAATCCAAGCCTAAAGTTGGCAAGGGACAGGGTTACGCCGAGGGCGGATACGTTCCGGGTTACGAAATGGATCGTCT